TTACTCAAACAAAGTGTAAAAGCTTTATGGAAGCGGATTTCAAATCCAACGACAAGAGCCAAGTTAAGGACGTCATGGAATTAGAGTGTATGTTTATGCGGCGGTTAGGGTGTCCAAAATGGTTTGTGGAATTGCACAAGCGTAGTAACAAATTTTCAGCGTACAATTCGAAGTATGGCGTGTCCGCCATCGTTGAGAATCAACTTGCTACCGGTGCAACTGACACTACATTCCGCAATTCATTTTGGAACCTCGTTATTTTTAACGCGTGGGCTTACCGGTATAGAGTCGACAACGCACTTGTCGCCATACTCGGCGACGACATGGTTTGTGGTTTGCACAGGCGCGTCAGGCGCTGTGCTTACCACTACGAGCAGACTGCTCGGTTAGCAAAGATGGAAGCGAAGGTGACTACAGCACCTTCGTTGGATCGCATGCATTTTTTAAGTAAACACTTCGTCCCCGTCACAAGGGGCGAGGTGTCACATGTGATGCTACCTTTCATCGGCAAAGTTTTGGCCAAGTTTAACTCTAGGCCGAATTCTAACCAATCCGTGTCGGACGACGAGTATATGGCTGGCAAGAGCTTAAGCCATTGTTATGAATTCCGTTATTGTCATGTTTTACGCGACCTCTTCATCGAACGCGCCAATTTTCATTTGGTGCGTTCTGGTGGCAAGTACAGTTTGGAGGGAGTGACGTACCATGTGCGACAGTTCGCTGTTCACAAGGGACTTATTGAAGACATGCTTAGCGGAGCTACAGAACACGAAGACTTGGTTACGGCTGAGGATTTGACTATGTTCTGGATAACTTTGGCTGATTTGACTTTCTCAGATGTCTACCCGTTGGCCTGCGAAGTGATATTGACCCATGGGTATAATATCCTAGACAACGTGGCTTTGTCGTCATTGGTTGATTACTGACCTATTCACACCAGGTCGGAGGAACGCCAGTGCGACCCGATCGACATCAGAGAGTCTTTACGTTGGTTGACTCTATAATCAAAGCCCA